TTTTAGCATAACATTAATTAAGCGAGTGATCGGAATCGAACCGACGACATCTAACTTGGAAGGATAGCGTTCTACCGCTGAACTACACTCGCACTATACTAGATTGAATGAAATAATTGTTCGTTCCTCTGTGCTTCTGTTTATAGGTGCCTCATGGAGAAGAAAAGCAGGGAAGACAATCAAATCACCTTCCCTGACACCAGGACTAAACCATTCTACATTTCCATTTACATCAGTAAAAGGACAATAGAATTTAGTTGCCTCATGAACCTTTGGATTAAAGTGTGCATAAAAAACTGCAGACCAACCAAGAGAACCATGAGTATGAGCACTATGGAAATCATATTGCTGCGCTGTTTGATACCACACTCTAGTCACTGTCTCTGTATTCGGAATACGAGAGATATATGGTTTAACCATTTCTAGGAAAGGTAACCAATCACGAAAATCAAACTCATCCCAGTAACTTGTAGTGACACTGAAATCAGGACCAGTAGGCAGTTTCTCTGGACTCTTCACATGCAAAGAAGAAAGGAAATTATCCTTAAGGTCTTTCCATTCTTCTACATGATATTCATAGTGTGGTACTCTAAACATTGGGTTCACATGCACGCCACCTGCTCTTTAGAGAAGCAGGAAACTCCGAGGGTCTTAAGACCATCCCGACCAGGGTTTTTAACGACTCTCCATGTCGTCGGGTCAAAATTGACTCCACCAGGGCACTTTTAACGTCGTCCGAGACCTAAGCATAAACACCAGATTCAATAAGATCTGCTTCGACCTGATCAAGAATTACATTATAATCATCCTCTGGATCATTGTAGAGTTGGACTCCCTGGTCTTCATAGAAACGAATGAGTTTCTGATAAAGTTTGGGGTTGTCTGAGTCAAGGGCAATATTTCCCTCAACAGCACTAGTCAATTTTTTAAGATCGTTTTTGAACTTTGAATGAAACTTTGAACGAGACATTGCCTTTGCAATTTAACTACAATAGTGGAGGTTTGACCCTCCAAGTCGGGCATGTAGGATTTGAACCTACGACCTCTCGCTCCCAAAGCGAGCGTTCTACCAAACTGAACTAATGCCCGTAGACCTGATGAATTATACACCCATCAGGAGGGTTTGTCAAGAGTAGAATTCTTCGTTACGACGGCGGTCGAGATAGGAAATGATCTCTCCACGCCATTCCATCAGTTCATGGTAGCACTCTTGATCGTGTGCATCTTGCCTGAGGTGGTGATCTGGTTTTAGAACGCTTTCATAGAAGATGAAGAATGCGTCCTTTCGTTTTTCATACTTGTTTGTCATCGTACCTCAAAGTCGAGTTTGCGAACCTTACGTTTTCTTCGGTTCTCCTGGTATTCTAAATCATGTTTACTAAGAATTCCGCTATCCTTAATACTTTGTTCAGAATTGATTAAGAGAACTTTACTTAAATCTTTAGCGGTGATAGTGTCCCCATGTACTACCATTTGGTTGGGACACCCACAGCATTGTGTTTTTGAATTACTTGTAATTTCTGTATTACATACTTTGCATTTTGCTGTTAACATTATTCTTCTGCAATATTTATGGGTGAAGAGGGGATCGAACCCCCGACCGCCTCCGTGTAAAGGAGATGCTCTACCGCTGAGCTATTCACCCTGGCGTCTCAGGTAGGACTCGAACCTACGACCGACTGCTTAGAAGGCAGTTGCTCTAATCCACTGAGCTACTGAGACATGAGAGGATAGTATACACTATCCTAGTTTAGGTGTCAAGTTTGCCAATGGTAGTGAAAGAAATTACCCTTTGCATCACACATTGGATCGTGTGACGCTACACGATAGCGTAGCATTGTCTGACCTTTGAAGTCCGTTCTGTCACCGATAATGCTATATGCTTCAAGCATTTTATCATTATCTTTCAATCGATCAATGACTGATTGTTTTGCGACAGGACGCCAATAACGAAAACCTTCATACTGACCAGGTGCATATACAACATTAGCAACAGTGTTAGGGTATAGTGGAGATTTTACCCTGTTTAAGACAGATACTGCAACACAGTACTCATCCATTGTGTTGGGTGCTGCTTCAACCTGAACGGTTCTGGCAAGATGATCATAGTCAGCAGGTGTCAGTGTCATCAAGAGTTCTAAAATCAAAATAATCTTTCCTGTAGTAACGTCCTAGAACATTGCTATTATAGTAGGCAGGAGTGCCATCTGTCAAGCTTTCAGTTAATACACTGTGAACAAAGAGTCGTCGGGTCTCTTCATAGTTTACTTTGCCCAACGTGGTATGTAGAGTTAGTATTTCTCTGGTAAAATTTTCTTTACCAAATAATTTTATGTCTTCTTTTAATTCTGGGCAAGAACCATAATATTTTTTCCAATCAGATTCTTGCTTTTGTCTTCTCTTCTCTCCTTTTTTCTTTCTAAAAGACCAGAAGTATTTTCTTCCGATGTATTTTCTACCATTAACTGTATTTGTAATTAAGTATACAAATCCATAGTATCCATTAATGCCATCTGAATCAAATACTTCGCCATTATACCACCATGGATTATCGTACATACACAAGTCATCACTGACTTATATAGTCAATATTCTTTAATGGAATATCGTAGTTTAATTGCTTGCATGTGAAACGCTTCTGCAAGAGATTGAGGACCTAATTTTAATAAGGTCCACTCTCTATCTGAAAGGTTTGGATCACGCAACGCTTTTAACATCCATGGTGGTGGTGTTTTCATAGTGAAAAATCTGCAAAGGTGTTCTTCTTAACATCTTGCTTAAGACCACCAACCACATAGGACTCGACTTCCGTCTCTTGTGGAGCAACCTGAAGTCCTTTAGAAGAGATCCAATGCTCAGTCCATGGTAGTGGATTATTTTTAGCAGGAATGTCATACTCAGGTTTCAAACCAATCGCCTTCATACGACGATTAGCAATCCACTCGACATAGTTATATAGAAGTTTATCATTAAGACCAATCATAGACCCGTCTTTAAATAAGTATTGTGCCCAGGTTTTCTCTTCCTCAACACACCTCTTGAACATTTGTCTTACGACTGGTTCTTCTTCCTTAGCGATCTCTGCCATCTCTGGGTCATCTCCTTCACGCCATTTGTTGAGGATGTTTTGAGTAAGGACAAGATGCTGGTTTTCGTCTCTGGCGATGAGAGAGATAATTTTAGCGGATCCCTCCATAAGCTTGAGTTCACCAAACGCAAACGAGCAAGCAAACGAGACATAGAACCTGATTCCTTCGAGGATGTTGACATTGGCAATCGCTCTATAAAGTTTACGCTTTAGATTATAGCGTTCTGAGATACCCAGATCAACCCCATCGTTAGCAAACTCCCACAAATTGCCATTGCCATACTCCTGAGCGAAGTGAATGAAATCGTTGTAAGATTCTGTAACTGAAGAAGCACGTGAGAGAATCCTATCGTCATCAAGGATTGTATCAAATACCTCAGCAGGGTCTGAGTATACATTTTTAATTACGTATGTGTAGGAGCGACTATGGATCATCTCCATAAACTCCCATACAGTCATAGCAGATTCTAGTTCAGGTAGTGAACAGTAAGGGATGAAAGCCATCCCAGGACCACGCCCTTGTACACTATCCAACATGATCTGGTACTTAAGATTGCTGGTAAAAATGTGCTTCTGCTCAGGGCGTAGTGTCTGATAGTCCGCACGATCTTTCTGCAATGAAACTTCTTCTGGTCTCCAGAAGTAACCCAACTGTTGTTGGGTCAACTTATCAAATACTGGATACTTAAAACTGTCATACCTCTGAACTCCCAGAGGTTTACCGAAAAACATCGGTTGCTTTTTCCTGTCTACTTTTTGGGTGTTAAACACCGTCATCCCTTTTACTTGGTTCTTGTCAGATTTTACAAGATTCACAGTCGTCCTCCTCGGTGTTTTCTAGTTCTGCAAGCATGTTTTCTAGTGCTTCTTTCTTTTCGTCTAGCAAATCGTCTCCTTTTTGATCGTATGTATTCTGATAATAAGATGTCTTCCAACCGTACTTATATGTAGTCAATAGATCTTGTGCAATGACCTTCATTGGGACTTCGTTGTCTGGATAGTTCTCTGGATTGTAACTCCAGTTTCCAGAGATTGCCTGGTCGAAGAACTTTTGAATGACTGCCACAACATTG